GCGTCATTGCCGCCTATTCCGGCGGCAGCGCATCGGGTAGCCCGGTCGATGTCTTCTCGCAGAACGCCGCCTCGACCGGCTCGACGGCGACCTATACCAGCGTCACTACGACGATGGGCAATACCAGGCTCGTGCTTCTGGGCCACAATTGGGACGGTACCGGAGCACTGACTCCCCCGACCGGAACGACGGAGCGCTTCGACCACCTTGTCTACGTCGCCGACGAGAGCCGCGCGGCGACAGGCGTAACCGGCGATCGCACCCAGGCGCTGGCCTCAGATGCACCGTGGGCAGCCTTTCTGGTTGCCCTGAAGCCCGGCGGCGCCCCGTCGTTTGTCTATGCGGTGACCGCTGTGCCGGGCGCCTACACCCTGACCGGCAGGGATGTCACGCTGCGCTTCAGCAGCGCAAGGCGGATCGCTGCAGTAGCCGGTTCCTATAGCCTGACTGGGTCGCCCGTCAGTATTGGGAGCGGGACCGCCACTGCCCCGGTGTTCCGCGCGGTTTCCAGTACATCCTATGCAGCGCGGGTGGACACCATCGTCACCAAGCCAACAGGCACGGTCGACGGCGATGTCCTGGTCGCTGGCCTGTTTGTCGGCCACGGCGCATCTTTTTCCGATGTCGTCACGCCGCCGGCCGGCTGGACCCAGATCGGCGTGACAACGTCCGTCACAGATAACAGTTTTTACGGCCAGTTCTCTGCCTATTGGCATCGTGCGGCGGCTGACGGGGCCGATTATACGTTCAGTCACGTCGATCACAACACGCAGGGCGTCGTGGCCGCCTATTCAGGTGTTGTTCCCTTCGGCTTGCCGATTGATGCCTTCTCGCAAAACATTGCCAACACGGGGGCGATCGCCACGGCGTCCGGCGTCACCACCACCAACCCCAACGCCAAACTGGTCTATGTCGGCCACAACTGGGACGGGTCCGCCGCGCTGACGCCACCGACCGGAATGACCGAGCGGTTCGACGGTCTTGCCTACCTTTCCGACGAGACAAAGGTGTCCGTCGGGGCGACTGGCGACCGCACCCAAGCGCTGGTCTCAAGCAATCCATGGGCGGCGTTTCTGGTCGCACTGAAGCCCTCCGGGACGATCGCGCCGCCGACGACCTATTCGGTGATCGCGGTGGCCGGCTCCTATCGCCTGACCGGTACGACGATCACCACGGGGCGCGGCCTGCTTTCAGCGAGTGGCAGCTACAGTTTCACAGGCAAGCCAGTCCTGCTGCGAACCACGGCCACTTACGGACTGGTCGGGTCCGGCGGCAGCTATGCCCTCAGCGGCTTACCGGTCACGCTGACGCACGTCACCGTGCCAGTTTCTACATTGAGTGGTATGAATGTCTGGACCGGCTCAGCCTGGGCCGCCAAGCCGGCCAAGGTGTGGACCGGCACTGCCTGGGTGGAAAAGCCGGTTAAAGTCTGGAATGGGAGCACCTGGCTATGACAATTACCACTGGCGGTCCCATTGCCGGCGCCGCGCCCATTCTGACATATCCCACCGTCAACTACGCCGATTTACTCATCGATGTCGGCGAGTATTGCGGCCGCAACGATATTGCCGCGATGTTCCCAACCTTGCTGCGTCTGGCCGAGGCGAAACTGAACAGAAACCTGCGCACCGGCTATCAGGAGACGACCGCGCTAATGCCTGTCACCGATGGTGTGGCGGCGCTGCCGGCGGATTTTCTTGAGGCGCGCAGTTATGCCGCCAACGATATTCGGCAGACCGATTTTGTCGTCAGCGGCAACGCGATCATGTCCCTGGGTTCACCGTGGAGCGGCGAATTGACTGTGGTCTATTATGCGAAGCTGCCGCCGCTCTCCTATGCTAACCCGACCAACTGGCTGCTGGAACTCGACTACAACGTCTATTTGTATGCGCTGGCGGTCGAGGTCGGCATCTGGGCGAAGAACGCGGACCTCGCCAAGGTAGCGGAGTCGATGCGCGACAGCGCAATCAGCACCGTCATGCTGAACGATGAAAACGCCCGCTGGGGCCGCGCCCGTGTCGTCAACAGGGATTTCACGCCATGAGTCTGCTGACCGCCACCAACGAAGTGGCCGACCTGGTGTCGCTGGACCGCTTTACCGCGCTCGCGGGCTCGGGCGGCGATGATGCCCGCACCATGCTGGCAATCGCCCAGGAGGCCGGCGAGGAGGTCGCCCACCGGGTCGATTGGAACCGGCTGCTCAAGCGGGCGACAATCGCAGGACTGCCCTACACGCTGCCGGAAGACTACCACCGGCCGGTGGCTGGCTCGATGATCGTCACGGCGCTTGGTGTGTTCGTGCGGCCCGTCACCAACAGCGGCGAGTGGGCGGTCATGCGGTCTATCGGCTCCGACCATCCCTATTTTTATCGCTCGGGGGGTACCATCGACATCGTGCCGGCGGCGGCGGCGGCGGGCGCCACCCTGAACTATGTCTCCGGGCACTTCGTCGCCAAGGCAAACGGCACCGAGTTGCGGGCTGTTTTCGCCGCCGACGACGACTCCACGGTGTTTAACGAGGATCTTCTCGTGAAGAACATGGTCTGGCGGTGGAAACGCCAGAAGGGACTCGACTACACCGACGACCTGGCCGAGTTCGAGGCCATGCTGAAAACCGAAATCAATGCCGACAGGGGGATTGGCTGATGGATATGCCAGTCCGCCGGTGGCGCGGGTCAGAAAGCAATCGCGGCAAGATCGCGCCGGTGCAGCAGACATCGCAGCCGCTGGTCTATCCGGCGCCGGCCAATGGCCTGGTGACGGCGATCGGCCTGACCGAGGCGACCGAGGGTGCGGCATCGATGGCCACCAACTGGATCCCGACCCTGAAGGGCCTGCGCATCCGCGGCGGTTCGGAAAAGCGGGGCCTGCTGTCGCTGCCGCTGCCGATCGGCTCGATGTTTACGTACAAGTTCGGTCCAACCCAGAAGATGTTCGCGGCCAACGCCAACGCCCTTTACGACGTGACCAGCCCACCGGCCCCGCCCGCAACAGTGTCGCCCGTCGTCAGCGGACTGACCAGCGGCGAGTGGATGACGTTTCAGCACACGACGACCGGCGGCTCGTTCCTGTGCTGCTTTAACGGCACCGACCCGCGCCAGGTCTACGACGGCGCGTCATGGGCAACGACGCCGGCCATTACCTTTTCCGATGCCACGACCAGCGCTGACATAGGCGCGGCGTTTCTGTTTAAACAGCGGCAGTTCCTGATTAAGTCGGGGACGTTCGACGCCTATTATCTCGGCGTTAATTCGATTGGCGGCGCTGCGGCGGTGTTTCCGCTCGGCGGCGTCATGAAGCAGGGCGGCGGGCTTCTAACCGGCTTTACCTGGTCGCCGGAAAGCGGCGACGGCCTCAACATGCTCGCCTGCTTCGTCTCGACCGAAGGCGAAATCGCCGTCTACGCGGGCGACGACCCGTCCACTGCCGACTCATGGGGGCTACAGGGCGTCTATTCGATCGGCAAGCCGCTCGGCAAGAACGCTGTCATCCGGGCCGGCGGCGATGTTTTCATCTGCACAGCAACCGGACTCATCCCGCTGAGCCAAGTGTTTCAGCGGGATCGCGATACGGTGTCGCTGAGTGCCCTGTCGCGGCCGATCGATGACATTTGGCGGCGTATCGCCGAGACGGTATCCTATGGCTGGTCGCTCACCGCTTGGACGGAAAAGAGCCTGGTCTTCGTCAGTTTCCCCTTCACCGCCGCCGATCCTGATACGACTTTTGTGCTCAACGTAAAGACCAACAAGTGGTCGATCGTCTCGGGCTGGCAGGCGATGGCCTACTGTGCTTTTCAGGGGCAACTGTATTTCGGCGATGCCGCCAACGGGAGCAGCAGTAACGGCGGCATCTGGCACGCCGACGCAACGGGCAGCGACGACGGGCGACCGTTCAAGGCGGTCTATCTCAGCCACTTCATGCCGGCCGGCGGCTTTGGCCGGCGGGCACGCGCCATGCTGGCGCACATGTATTTCGAGGGCAAGGTTAACCCGATCGTCTCTCTGTTTGCCCGCGCCGATGGCAATCGAACCGACCCGACTGGACCGGACGTGACACAGGCCGGCGAGATTGTGTCGGAGTGGGACGCTGGCAAGTGGGACGAGGCCTTGTGGGACGTTGGCACCACCACGACCAAAATTCAGCGGCGGCAGAATGTTCGGGCGACCGGCGACGCACTGGCCTTGGGCTGCGTGGTGACCTCGGGCGGCTCGACGCCGCTCGACCTGGAGATCGACATGGGCGTGCTGCAGGTCGCCGGCGGGGAGGGTTCGGCATGACCCAGCACCACTATACGATTTCCCTTGAGCCATTCGATGAGGCGCTGAAGGACTGCGAGCCGCTGGCCCGTCAGCATTATGCCGAGATGCGCTCCCGATTGGCGGGGCAGGGAATACCGATCGGCCCGTACAAGCCCCGGCTGGAGGCGTACATC